AGATGGTGAAGAAGGTGAAATGGAACAAAACCCAAAATTAGTTATTAAAGCTAAAGGTATTATGTTCCCAATCGTGGTACACGAATTAATCAAAGGTTATTATGGTATGTTACAATCATATCATTTACCTGAAGACCCTGAACAATCAGAAAAAATTAAATCAGCAACTGATGTTTTAGAAAATGAAATGTGGGATATCATTGTTGGTAGTTTATTATGGGAAAGAATGTTAAGTTCTTACCCAATGTCAGCATTTGAAGACAATGCTAAAGAAATCCAAAGTGAGTTGTTTGTTGAATATACAAAATTAATTAAACCTGAATTTGAAAAATTGAACAAACTATTACATTCTTACAATGAGTCTGATAGAGCTAAGGCCCAGCAGATTATGGAAAGAATTGCTAATGACATCTTCAGAAAATTACAACAAAGTTCACTAAGTGATACTGAAGAAGGTGATGATGATTTGGATGATATTGACTTGTCTTCTTTAGGGTTCTAATTATCCTTAAAGAAATATGTCAAACATAACAAGAGAACAAGTATTAATAGAATACGCAAAGTGTATGAGGTCTACCCCATACGCTTTAAAAACTTACCTACAAACTTACGATAATACTGTATCAAAATATGTTCCTTTAGAACTGTTTCCTGACCAAATTGGGTTAGTGAACGACTACGAGGAATATAATGAAAATATTGCATTAAAATACAGACAAGCTGGCGTATCTACAGTTACCGCAGCATGGTCATCTAAAAAACTTGTTTTTGCATCTAAAAACAAACCTGAGAAAATTCTAATTATTGCGAACAAATTAGATACTGCAGTAGAATTCGCAAATAAAGTAAGAGGATTTACAGAACAATGGCCTTCTTGGGTTGGAGTAGGATTCTCGTCTGAGAAAAACGCCCAAAGACACTTTAAATTAACAAATGGTTGTGAGGTTAAGGCGGTTGCAACATCTACCGACGCTTTACGTGGTTACACTCCTACAATATTAATATTTGACGAGGCAGCATACATTGAAGCTAACGGTGATTTTTGGGCGGCTTGTATGGCCTCCTTATCTACGGGTGGTAAAGTAATTGTTATTTCAACCCCTAATGGGTACGATGCTATCTATTACGAAATTTATGACCAAGCTTTGAAGAATATGAATGATTTCAAAATTTCAGAAATGGTTTGGTGGAAAGACCCAAGGTATAATAAAGATTTACAGTTATTAAATGTTAAAGATTTAATCCATTATTATTTAAATCGTAATGAATATTCATCAGGAGTTGAAACCGTTGATTATACTGATAGGGAAAAAGAATATGATAAAATTAAAGATTTAATTTCACAAGGATATAAACCAACCTCCTCTTGGTATGAGAAAATGGTAAAGAAATTAAAATACGACAAACGTAAAATTAATCAGGAATTGGAATGTGCCTTTTTAGGTTCAGGTGATAACGTATTTGATTCAAATATTACTGAAAACATTAGAGTTAATATGGTTAAAAATCCTGAAACAAAAATGATTGGTGGTTCATTGTGGATTTGGAAAGAACCGGAAGTTGGTCATAAATACATTATGGGAATTGACGTATCAAGAGGTGATAGTGAAGACTTTTCAACGTTCCAAGTTATTGATTTTGATACAAGAGAACAAGTTGCTGAATATATTGGTAAAATTCCACCTGATGTATTGGCAGAATTAGCTTATAAATGGGCTATGATGTATTCAACATTTATTGTTGTGGATATCACGGGTGGTATGGGAGTTACTACATCTCGTAAATTACAAGAATTAGGTTATAGAGATTTATATGTTGAAGGTGGTGATTTAACTAACAAATGGAAGTGGGACCCAAAGTCTTTAGATAGAATTCCCGGACTTAACTTTAACAATAAAAGGGTTCAAATTATTGCAACCTTTGAAGAATACTTAAGACACGGTTTTATTATTAGGTCAAGTAGATTATTAAACGAAATGAATACTTTTGTTTACGTTAACGGAAGACCTGACCACCAAAAAGGACAACACGATGACTTAATTATGTCATTGGCAATGGCCATATATGTTGGTGAAACATCATTTGCGTCTTTGACAAGAGTTTCAGAACAGGCCAAAGTAATGATTGAATCTTGGCAAGTTAATAGTAACCAACCTGTATTGAGGTCACAATTTATAGACCCAATGACTGACAATAGAAGTCAAAAAAAGGTTAATGAACCAACAAAAACTGATTATCAAAACTATTCTTGGTTATTTGGAGGAATGAGATAATTATTAATATGGGATTAGATAGTTTACCTAATAGCGGAAATAGATTTACAGGGTCAAGAATGATTGTTCCTGGTTTGGGATTGTCCACATATAAAGTACAAAAAAATGATAAAATTGTAATTAAACCTTTAATTACACCTAGTACTGGCTCTACCTCAAATTAATTTATTCTCAAATTAACATTTAATATTCCTACTTAAGTATTTATATTTTAGTATGGCAGAACAAAATTTTACAGTTTGGCAAAGATTAACACAGGCCTTTGGTCCAAACTCTCTTTTAAATCAAGACTACCCAAGTGTAAAGTTTGATAAACAAGAGTTATTAAAGACAACCTCAAAACGAGAATACGAACAAAAATTATTACAATCTCAACAGACATTTTATTTGTCTAACCAATGGGCGAAGATTGAAAATAATTTATACACTCAAGCGATTTATTATGAACCAACAAGACTTTCAGCCTTTTATGACTATGAGTCTATGGAATTCACTCCTGAAATTTCGGCAGCGTTAGACATATATGCCGAAGAATCAACAACAATTGACCAAAATGGTCATATGTTACAAATTTATTCTGAATCACATAGAATTAAATCAATCGTTGCTGATTTGTTTAACAATGTATTAGACCTTAACACTAACTTACCTATGTGGGTAAGGAATACTTGTAAGTATGGTGATAATTTTGTTTATTTAAAATTGGACCCTGAAAAAGGTGTTATTGGATGTATGCAATTACCAGTTGTTGAAATTGAACGATTGGAGAGAGGTATGATGACTAAAAATACTTCAGCCGATACTGACCCAACCAAGAAACATATGAAATTCACTTGGAAACACAAGGATATGGAATTCAATACTTGGGAGGTTGCTCACTTTAGATTATTAGGTGACGACAGGAGATTACCTTATGGTACATCTATGTTGGAAAAAGCTCGTCGTATTTGGAAACAATTATTATTATCAGAAGATGCGATGTTAATCTACAGAACCTCAAGAGCACCTGAAAGACGTGTATTTAAAGTGTTTGTGGGTAATATGGACGATAAAGATGTTGAATCGTATGTCCAAAGAGTTGCCAATAAATTTAAAAGAGACCAAGTTGTTGACCATAAAACAGGTAACGTTGATATGAGATTTAATCAAATGGCTGTTGACCAAGATTATTTCATTCCTGTACGTGACCCGGCTCAAGCATCACCAATTGAAACTTTACCAGGAGCTCAAAATTTATCAGAAATTGCGGATATTGAATATATCCAAAAGAAATTATTAACCGCATTACGTGTACCTAAAGCTTTCTTGGGATTTGAAGAAGTTGTTGGTGACGGTAAAAACTTAGCATTACAAGATATTCGTTTTGCAAGAACTATTAACAGAATTCAAAAGAGTATGTTGCAAGAACTTAATAAGATTGCAATTATTCACTTGTTTATGTTAGGGTTTGAAGATGAATTATCAAACTTTAGATTATCTTTAACTAACCCATCAAAACAAGCTGACTTGTTGATGGTTGATATTTGGAAAGAAAAAATCCTTTTATATAAAGATATGGTTATTGACCCAGGAACAGGTATTTCTGCGGTTTCACAATCGTGGGCTAAGAAACACATATTAGGATTCTCTGATGAAGAAATTAAATTAGATATTCAACAACAAAGAATTGAAAGAGCGGTTGGTGAGGAACTCAAGAAAACCGCTGAGGTTATCGTTAAGACAGGTTTATTTGACACTTTGGATAAGTTATATGGTAAGAAGGAAGGAGAACCTGCAGGAACACCTTCTGAAGGTGGAGAGACACCACCTGATTTGGGAGGAATTGGAGGAGCACCAGGAGGTTCAACACCACCTCCACCATCACCTGAAGGTGGAGCACCATCACCTGTACCTGAAAATTTAAATAGAGATAAGAAAAACCTTATATTAGAAAGTACTCTTAAGGATGATTATGATTTTGTAGATTTTAATAAAAATAAGGACTCTATGAAAGAAATTAACGAGACTTTGGAAAAACTATTAAAATAAGAATATTTATTATTATGAAATTCGGATACCTTAAAACAGCAATAGAAAAAAAATTAGTTAATTCATTTGTAAATGAATCATTAACTAACGATTTAAAAACATTTAAACAATTAGTTTTAAAATCAACTCCCACTAAAAAATTATTTTTCATTTATGATAAATTAAATGAAAATTTGGGAATGGACAAAGAAAGTGCGTCTTTATTAGTTGATGAGATTATTAAAGAATCTAAAGGTATTACTATTCCTGAAAAACATTTCTTGAAATTAGCTAAATGGGTTAATAACGACTTAAAAGTTAGTGAGTATCATAATATTGACCAAATCTTAAATACTAATCTTCAGAATATTGAAGAAACAGTTGAAAGTAAAAAATTGGTAATTGAAAATTTAACAAAAACAAAAAAAATTGTT